GTGGAATTAAAGCAGCTTGTTAAAGAACGAAATGCTATAGAAGCCGTGACAGATAAAGCGCAAGATACCAATGGCCGAATTAACAGGCTTCATAGCGAAATTAATGCTTTGTCAAATGAGCGTGATCGTATCAAAGAAACCTTTAATCAGCTCAAAAGTGAGCAGATACAAGATACTTGCCGTGTTTGTCACCAAACGTTACAAGACGAAGCTATCAATGCTGTAGAGGCAGAAAAAGATCACCGTATTCAACAAGTTAAGTTGAAATTCCAGGAAGTTGTAGATGAACGAAAGGCGTTGGAAGAAGAACTTAAAACGCTTGAATACGTGGACGTATCTGAGCAAATGGAAAAAGCGCGTTCACTTCAAGAAAAGATTAATCCAATAGAATATGAGATCTCTAAGTATAGGGAGTATAAGTTCTTAGAGGAACAGGTTATTGCTGCAGAAGCGAACGAAAAAGAAACGCTTGAATCACTTAATGAGTCCATTTTTATCCTGGATGCTATTAAGGATTTCAAAGCCAAAGAAGCTGAATTGCAAGTCAAAAAGGTTCAAGACCTGTTCGAAAATTTATCAATAAAACTGTTTGAAGAAGTGAAAACAACTGGCGAAAACAAACCAACTTTCATTGTTCAAATGGATGGCAAAGATTATATGAAGCTTTCATTTAGTGAGCAAACAAGAGCAGGGCTTGAAATTTGTGATGTGTTGTCAGAGCAAAGTGATCTTATCGTACCTTGTTTTGTAGATAATGCTGAAACAATTACCAAATTTAAAGAGCCCAACGGCCAATTGATAATTAGTCGCGTTGTTGCAAATAAAGACTTGGAGGTTGTATCTGAATGAATGCAAAAGAAATTACAGTCGGCTACACATATACAAAAAATCTAGGAAACTTTGAAAATGTGAAGGTAGATGCTGCAGTATCTATTTCTGTAGAACCTGGACAAAACGAGTATGAACTATATAACAAAGCATTTGAAAGCATGAAAAAACAGGTCAAGAATGGCCTAAATAAATTTACGGAGGCACGTTAATTATGAACAGAAACCTACCTACTTTAACACCTGAAATTACAGAGGCTTTTCAACCTGCAGTATTAGAGGTTATTCGAAATTCCATTGCTCCAACAGCAAACGATCAAGAATTTCTATTATTTGCTCACAAGGCAGCATCATATGGCTTAGATCCATTCAAAAATGAAATCTTCTTTATTAAATATGGTAACCAAGCACGGATTCAGTTTGCAGCTGAGGCTTATCTTTCAAAAGCGCGTGAACAAGAAGGATTTGTAGCACCTGACACACAAATGGTTCATGAAAATGACGAGTTCAAAATTGCCATGAATAAAGAAACAAAGCAAATGGAAGTTGTGCAGCATGAAATTGGTTTTCCGCGTGGAAAGATCATTGGTGCCTATTCCATTGCTTATCGTGAAGGTTTTCCACCAGTAACGGTAATTATGGACGTTGATGAAATTGCTCATATGTTCACAGGCCAGAATAAAGACAACTGGAATAAATGGACAAGTGACATGTTCGGGAAACATGTTCAGCAACGTGCATTGAAAAAACAGTATGGTCTTTCGTTTGAGGATGAAACAATAACTAATCAACAGGGTGGAGTTGTACCTGAAAATCAGCCAAAGGAACGAAAAGACATAACACCACACCAAGAGACTATCGAGGCACCTAATCCATCGGAAAATATTCAACTAAGTCCTACAGATAAATTACGCAATGAAATAAATGCGAAATTTAAGGTCTTAGGCATTACTACTAGTGAAGCAGCAAAAGATTACTTAAATAAAAATGCACCAAATATTGATCCTGCAACAGCTACCGAAGCTGAAATGGTTGGCTTGATTGAGCTACTAAATATGAATATTGAAATGCTAGCTTCACAACAAAGTAATGATGATTTACTAGAGTAAAAACTATGAAACTACCACAAACAATAGTTTATGAGAGAAATAAGGATTGTAAGCTGTGTGGGCGAGAAATGAATGAAAATGAATACAACTTGTACCGTGGGCGAGAAATATGCTCACGGTGCCATAAGGAATTGGAGGGGAAATGATGGACAAAGAAGTTATCAATTATGCATTTGAAATTACTAAAAAACTTCATAACTGGTTGAATAATGACAATTTTATGGAAGAACAATTTAAAGATAATTTCAAATTAATCAAAGATCAAATCGACCATATCAATGGGTGTTTAAAGAACGAAATACCAGGTGCAGTTTTTCATATTGGAGAATTTGTTCACAAGTGTCCATATGAAAAAGAAAAACTCATTACAAATGTTGTTGAAATAAAATCACGTAGCTTTGTTGAACCTAGAGGATGGGTGTATGAAATAAGCTATAAAATTATTGACCAAAAAACAGCAAAAATAACAGGTGGCGGTGGATCTTGTTGGTGGGATGAATCAGATTTCAAAAAAATAACTGATCCACTTCTATTGTTAATCATCAAAAAACATCAATTAGAAAACGAAAAGAACAAGATGGATCGTGAAATAAATCAGATAAAGAACAATTTAGATAAATTAAATTACGCATTGAACGTGGTGAGTAGCTTATGAAAGTTGACATCTTAGCAAGTGGTTCAAGTGGAAACTGTATAGCTTTAACAACCAATGAAACTACCATTCTAATCGATGCAGGCATTGCTAAAACAAAAATAGAGAAACGGCTACTGGAAGTAGGTATAACACCTAATAACGTTAAAGCAATCTTTGTTACACATGCACATAGCGATCATATTAAAGGGCTGCCATTGGCCAATAAATATAAAATTCCTGTTTATGCTGGAGAGCGCGAATGGAAAAACATCAATACCGTTGAAGACGAATTAATAAGGCCAATAGGGGTTGGAGGTATTTTTGGTTGTGGCCACTTTATAGTAAATGACTTTAATGTTCATCATGATGCAATCGATCCAAGGGGATATGTTGTAAGGACATTAGACAATTTTAAAATTTCTATCTGCTTAGACACTGGCAAGGTGGATAAAGAAATGCTGCAGCACATGCAAGGTTCGAATATTTATATTATTGAAGCCAACCACGAACCACGAATGGTTGAAGCGTCTGATTATCCTAACAGCGTTAAGGCGAGGATATTGAGTCACGTTGGCCACTTATCAAATGAACAAACGGCAACAGCCCTTAGAGAGCTTGTAAGGGGTAAAGGCGAGCGAATATATCTTACACATTTAAGTAGCAAGAACAACCTTCCTACGCTTGCAGAAATGACCGTTAAAAGGGAGTTATTAAAAAAAGGGTACGAGGCAGGCAGTCACTACGAATTGGAGGTCATTTAATGCATCCTTATACTTTGGTTTTAGCTGCTTTTGAATTGTTGCAAAAAGAAAATGCCGAGCTGAAACGACAAATCGAAATCATGAAACTACAAAATATTTCAGTAGCTATTGCAAATATTATCGATGACTGGCTAAGCAGACCTTACCAGGGTGAAGATAAACGTCAGGACATTGAAACAATCGCACAAGAAATTAGTAAGTACATCCACAGTCAATTGAAAGCATGAATAGGGTGAGTGATCATGGCAAGTCCACAACTCAAAAATGGGCATACACGGATTGCCAATGAAATCCTTGAAGAAATCATGAAGCTTAATCTCAATGGCACACAATTCCGTTTGTTGTTGGCCATTTGGAGATATACGTATGGCTATCAGCGTACAACCAATGAAATGTCAATTAATTTTTTAGCAAAAGTAATCAATGCGAGCAGAACTCAAACGAATAGAGAACTAATGGCATTGATTGATAGAAACATAGTCTCAGTTATTGGAATTGGTTCGAAAGGAGCGAGAAAGATGGGGGTTAATAAAAACTATGAAGAGTGGGATGAACAGATGCCATCTAAAGAGGTAGATCCTGAAATCCCTGAACAAACTAAACAAGTAAAAAAATTAAAATACGATGAAGAAAATACTTATTTCAAAATGGCAGTCTATTTTCACGAAAAAGTTGCTGCCGTTGCAAACGAAGCAGGTATATCTCATTTAATTAAAAAATCCAATATGCAAACTTGGGCCGATGATATGCGAAAGCTAATTGAAATAGATCAAGTGGATAAGCACTTGGCCAAACAAGTTATGGATTGGGTAACACAGGATTCATTTTGGCGCACCAATGTTTTATCAGCGAAAAAGCTTCGAGATAAGTTTGTAGAACTAGCGATAAAAATGAGTGCTGAAAAGAAACCTGTTCAGCCAAAACAAAAGCCACAATATGATCCGAGAGATAAAGAAATAGAGTTCCAGCGTTGGGTACAAGATGGGAATGATCCAAATGGCTTTGATTGGAGCAACTGATTACGAACTAGATGCAGAAATGTCCGTCTTGGGTGCTATATTTCTTGAACCTGATGTAATTAATGACATTGTTTTTTTAGAATCAAGAGACTTCATTAGTGCGCGTCACCAACAGATTTTTAGAGTAATGAAATGGTTGGATGATAGAAATCAACCTATAGACATTACAACGGTTATTGAGCTGTATATGCAGCATAACAAGATGGACGAAGTAAGTATTTCATACTTAACTGAATTAGCTGTTTCTTGTCCTACAGCATCGAATGTTGTCCACTATGCAAATATTGTCCGTTCAAGAGCTATTCGAAGACGTGGGACAGATGTAGGGCAAAAAATTATGAATCTTGTACATGAAGATTATGAAACAGATGATGATTATTTTGCAGAAATCGAAAGATTAGCCTCAGAAGTAAGGCCCGAAGATGATGGAAAAATGCAAAGTTTGAAGGATACACGGCAAGGATATTTTGAACATCTTTTAAAACGAGCTGAATTTATTCCTACTGGATTTAATCTATACGACAAGTGGGCGCATGGTCTTTGGAGAGGGTGGTTGTTTGTTAGTGCTGGACGTCCTAGTGTTGGTAAAACGGCTATGCTTCTTCAAAGAATTATGGGAGTTGCCAAAAGTGGACCAGTGATTGTTTTTAGTCAGGAAATGGACAAATATCAGCTGTATGATCGTATGATAGCAAATTCAACAGGAATAGCTTATGGCCGCATAAAAAATAAAGAACTTAAAGTAGAAGAATTAGGCACGATTGAGTACGCGTATAAAGAGTTGGAGAAGTTGCCTATTTTCGTACAGGATTCCAGTGGTGTCACGATAGAGGAAGTGAGAGCAACGGCAAGACGTTTTAAAAAACGCTATGGGCAAATTGCCATGATCGCGGTTGATTACTTGCAAATTATGAGCATTCCTCAACGTAAAAATGAGACTAGGGCGCAAGCAATCGGAAATGTAACGACTACCGCCAAGCAAATAGCTAGGGACATGAATTGTTGCTTCATGATGTTATCGCAAATGACCAGGGAAAGTGACAATGTTAAAAAGCCTCAGCTATCACACTTAAAAGAATCATCATCCATTGAACAAGACGCAGACGTTGTTGAGTTTTTATGGCATGATCCAGCCGACAAAATGCAACAAGGCAAAGTCATTCAACAATTCTTTGCAAAAGGTCGAGACATAGGCATGAATGAGTTTAAATTGCTATTCATGGGGTGGAAACAAAAGTTTATTGAATTGGATAAACAGTAAGTTATAAGGCTAAGAGAGGTGAATGAGTTATGAATACCCAAGAATTTGAAAAGAAATTATATTCAAGTTTAGGATTGCAAATGATTGTAGCAGGTATGGCTAGGTTAGTTGAAGATGAAGGGCACACACCACATAAAGTTTTTGAATTAATGACATCTACTAAACAAAATATATTTCACGCTTTAGCAGAAATCCATAAGGAGGTAAATGAAAAATGATAAAAAACTTACTATGGGCAATATTCTACTTAGTAGTTGCTACAAGTTTATCTTACGATCTTTACCTTCTATGGGCCTATGATATTTGTTTGGGAAAATTCGATCAAACTTTACTAGCTGGACTTTTTGTAATTGGACTAGCTGTAAATGGGTTTTCGCGGATTTCTAGAATGATTGAATGCAAAAATAATGTATGAGTTATAGAAGTTTTTTGAGAAGTTGAAATGGAGGAATGAAAATTGGGCAGTTCATTTCCTAAGTTATCTTATAAAAATCTACAAACGATAAAGCATGCGCTACAGCAATATTTAAAGCGTGAAAGTATCACTGAAAATGATATGAAAAGTGAGCAAGCTTTGTTGTCAAAAATTAATGGTGAAATCGAATTAATGCGTGAAAGGCATCGTTTTTGAAAGATATTGTAAAAAGAAAGGGGACAAGAAAATGGAATCAGTAGAAATTTTATTAAACAAAACACTTATCTCAATAGAACAGGTTGACAATGATGAACTTTATTTCCTAACAGCCGAAGGAGATAAATTCAAGATGTATCATGAACAAGATTGTTGCGAAAGTGTTTGGTTAGAAGAAACTGTCGGGGATTTAGAAGATTTAATAGGCAATCCATTATTGATGGCTGAGGAAATAATAGAAAGTCCACCTGAAAGCGACAATTACGATAGTGCAACTTGGACATTCTATAAGTTCGCTACTATTAATGGTTATGTTACTTTACGTTGGGTTGGTGAATCGAACGGCTATTATTCTGAAACAGTAGATTTTCGTAAAGTCAATTGATAAAAGATTTGGAGGATCATTATGAGATTCATCGGTTTAGATCCATCTACTAAAACGGGATTTGTCGCACTTGATGAAAGTGGCCAGGTGCTTAGAGCCAAAGAATTAACTGGCATAGGTGATAAAGATCCTTATCGAATGATTACCCTTATTGACGAAGTTATGGCCCACATGCAAAAGGGTGACATCATTACAATTGAGGGATTCGGATTTGCAACACAGCAAGGCATACAGCTTGGTGGGATTGGTTGGGGCATGAGAATGTCACTAACTAGACGAGGATTTACATACTACGAAGTTGCTCCTAATGCTGTTAAGAAATTTGTAGGTGTAACAGGCTTCACAGGTGAAGTTGGGAATAAGAAGCGTCTTACAGGTGCAGAAAAGAAAAAAGCAATTATGAAAGCTGTAATAGATCACTATGGCTTTTCGCATAAAAGTGACAACGTTGTAGATGCATATATTTTGGCTCAAATTGCAAGAATCATGTACCAGTTTAATAGACCTGATTTTATTGGTTGTCCTGTCTATCAAGCAGAAGTAGTTAAATCGATATTAGGAAATAAAACAATTGAAATGGAGAGTGTAAAAAATGCCTAAAGTAGAATTAGACGTTTTATTTAAAAAGATACAAAAGGATGATAAAAAAGAAATTTTAGAGTTTCATATCCTGGGTGATGATGTTAAATATAAATCAGAATTAATTGGCATGGCAGGCAGCATTGTAATAATTGAAATTGGTGATGTTAAGCTTTCTGCAGAATTTAAGTCTATTCAACGCGATAGCAAGAAAGTTGTACTCAAATTTGAAGCTAAAGGCGATAGTGAAGAAAAGACTATTAAACTATATCCAAAGGCTGGCTTTAACATTAAATTACTTCTTGAACAAAGCCAAATGAGTATTGAGGATATGGATGATGAAGAAGCTCACGAGGGCCTTAAATATAATGTAAATGGTGACGGAACTACAGAAGTAGAAGGGCAAATGAACATGGATGATGTAGCTCAAAAAGAAAATGAGGACGATCTACTAGATTAATTAAACTGCCCTAGTTAATTCTAGGGCATTCCTTTTGAACAGAAGGAGGAACGACTTTGGCCTTTGAATTACCTGAATTAGATAGAAAAGCAACGCAAGCAGCTGTAGAGCATGAATTAGAAAAATATCGCATTTTTAAGCACTTAACATTTGAAGAAAAAGAAGCTGCAACTACTTCACAACTTAATGACATTGGTGGAGGAAAGGGCAATTTAACGAGTGATCAAACAGGCTCAGTAGCTATTTACAACGTTGATGAAAAGAGTGAAAGACGTAAATATTGCGAGCGTGTAGAACGTGCTGTAAAAAGGTTGCCACCAATGGAAAGATTTTTGATTGAAACAAGATACATGGCTGATGATGCCGAATACTTAACAGATATGAAAGTCTATTGTTTTAAGTTTCAACCGCCTATTTCACCACCTACTTATGATAAAATTCGTTGGAAAGCCTTTTACAAATTAGCTTTGGACTTAAACATTGCACGTACAATATAAAAAATATTTGAAAAAGAATTTTAAAATATTTAAAAAGCCTTTTAAAGCATTTGGTTTTATACATGTTAAATTAATATCATCGGGAATTGATTAAGGGAGACCTTAGTTGATTCCTTTTTTATTGTCATGACATTGACTGTACTCTAATTAGGCTACACCTTTGCTGTACTCTAATTAGGGCACACTACTGTACTCTAATTAGGGTACACAACTGTACTCTAATTAGGGTACACCTAAACGAGTTTCTTCTATATATGCAAAATCTCTAAAGAAAACAATAAAGAAAACAATAAAGAAAACTAACTAGCAAATACATTTTGC